TTATTCGAATAAATCCAGATTCTGGTCTAAATTAAATTTAAGCTTTTCTTCACCATTTACGATATGACGGATCGTTCTGATTGTCACGCCAAATTTGCGGGCGATTTTAGAGCGGCTTTCTTTTTTTGCTGCCATTTCACGAATAGTTCTATTACGCATTGCAATTGTGATTGTAGTTGCCATAGGTACTTCTATTGAATTGTTCCCTAAGTGCTCTGAGAGCAACTGTAGCTTAGAATAACCAATGATCTGTGATAGCTCGTGATGAATGCCTAAAGCATGTTTATGGGGTACAAAAACTAGTATGCCGCCATAGCTCTCAATAAGACTCAAAGCTGGTTTTATGCCAATAAGCTTCGCCACAAATGCAAAGTTTTTAGGCATAAGTGCAATGAGTTCTTCATCTGAAAATAATTGTTGTGCGTCGGTAATGTGAGGACGATAAACCATAATTGCTCCCGCTGTTATCCCATGTTAAGATTTAGCAGTCCTAGATATATTTTTCCTCTTACTTGTATGGGTTGGCGGAATTAAAAACCTCAGTGTTGGCGCACTGGGGTTTTTACTTTCTTATTGTTCTGTTCTTTCAATGCCGCAACGTTTGCACCATTGACGTAAGTGAGTAATGATCATGTCTGCGTGGTGGCTGCTCATAAATTGCAATGCACTCACACCAACTTTGTTCTCTACAAATTTTGCTAAAGCTTTTTCATCTTTATTTCTAACTTGACCAGCTGAATGTAGTTGCAACCATAAATGACGAATCAATTTGCTTTGCGCATCACTTGCTAAGTTCTTAACGCCAGATTTATTTTTTGATTCAACTTCAAAGCCAAGTTGTTTGAACCGATCCAGCACAGCTTCAAGCTGTGCTAGATTCAAATCTTTTGAACTGGTTTTACCAGTAGTGCTAATAAGAATGTCTCGATAAAGCTCATCATCTAAACCAAGTTTTGTTTTACCAACATGGATTAGCTTGATCAGATTGGCTTTTTTATTGAATTTCATTTTTTGCACCTTTCTCTGCTTCAATAATTGCTTCAGGTGTAGATTTATCCTGTGAGTTATCAATTATTTGATTACATAAATAGGTTTTTTCGCCGACGAAAAATCCGCCTAGACGTTCACATTCATTTGCAATCATGATGTGGGAATAACGATGGCATAATGCCCACGCTATGATGAAACCTAGCAAAAACTCACCCATCTCACACCGTCCCTTGGAAAGCTTGGAACAAACCTATAATTGCTAGAAAAGCCAATGTGATTGATGCACCTGCTTTAAATTTATATGAACGTTTCTCAAATATAGTTAAGCCAGTTTTGTTTCGAGTGGTCCACGCCAATTTAGCCTCTTTAAAGCAAGAACCTAAGCCCATTAGAAAGACCGTAAAGTAAGCCAGTACTGTTGCCCAATTCAGCAATTCATTCATGTAGGTGCTCCCAACTTTTCAAATTGTTTGCCACCATTCATTGCTTGATTAAGCTTTGCTGATTTCCCAGATTGTTTACCCGCATGATAATCATTAGCTGCTCTATCATTGAAAGCTTTGCCTTTATTGCGGTCTTTAGGCGTAAATGAACCAAGCTTTCCATGAGCTTTATCCATATGTTTTTTAATACGTTCATTGGTATTTGCTGGAACTTCAATATCTAAATCAGTTATTAAATGCTTAACTGAATCCACCCAACCTTCACAAAATAAATCCGCACGACGCACCTTATTTTTTTTAACCGTCACACGTTTTAAACTGTTTTCAATAAAGCTTTTTCTTGAACGAATCACTTGGCGATATAAGACATCAAAAGTATAAGAAGCAACTTCTGGTGCTGGATCGACACCAATAAATGTCCATGAAGCTTTAATGCCCCAAGTTCTACTGCCAGAACTAAAAATAGGTTTGCACTGCATAGCTCTAGCAATTGTCATAACTAAACTAGCTTCCCAAGCTTGCGGTATCTTTGTTGCTTTACTTTCGCAGCTAGCCTCAACGATATCGAGCAGATCAGGATCAATCTGAAATTCGCGCATCAAAGACTGCGCTTGACGTAGTGCAATTGCTGCTTCATTTTCATTGGCTGATTTAGCCAATGCTAAACATTTTTTGATTTTTAGAATTGCTTCTTCACGGGTCATACTCATTATGTTGTCTCCTTAATGCTCTCAATCACTTCAGGTGGTAACTTTTCTAAATCTTCGATACTGATCATTATGTTCTCGCTGCTCATCAGTACTGGATCACGACATCCAGCAGACACAGGCACGAATGCCTGTGTTTCGCTTATGCTTGAAGCGTGTTCAGAGCTATATCAATTGCACGTTGTTGAACTGTATGCCGTGAAATTCTCTGACCAGCCTCATTCAAAACGTGATACTCGAACCATCCGCAAATGTTGTATTTACGGACAACACTTAAACCGTGCTTTTCAAGCATGTCTAAGCCCTTAATTTTTGTTGCCATTACTTAACAGCCTCTTTAAGTGCTTTACCTGCTTTGAAGGAAGGTACTTTTGCCGCAGCAATTTGTAACTCTTCGCCAGTTTTAGGATTGCGGCCTGTACGCGCAGCGCGTTCTTTTACGGAAAAAGTTCCGAAGCCAATCCAAGAAACACTTCCGCCTTCAGCTAAAGCAGCAGCGATTGCATCTTCCACTGCTTGTAGTGCAGCTGCTGCCTGTGATTTAGTTAAATTAGCGTCCATTGCGATGTTTGCGATTAAGTCAGATTTATTCATGGGTAGTATTTCCTTCAGTAGTTGCTTAATTTTGGTTAAGTGCTGCACATGCAATTTCTGCATGTTCGTGGCGGTAAAAATGACCGACTAAAACGTCGTCATCACGGACGATTGCAAACAGGGCTTGCGGATCATCATTTAGTTGCGGTTCAAGTGCTTTAACTGTGTACATGTTGATAGCCTCAGACAGTGGGTTTAGTGAGCAGCTGTAGCTGCTGGATCAACGGTTTCAATTTCATAACCAAAGTTGTTGCGCTGTTTAAGAGTTGCACCAATTTCAGCGATTAGTTCAGGCGTGAGTTGTTTGATTGACTCCTTATCAGGTTCGGTTTTAGTACGGATGCAGTGTTCAAGCTTTAATTGCTTGAGCATCTGGCAAGTAAAAACAGGATCAGGAATAGTCACACTGGTTGATAAGCGGTAGCCAACCGAACCGTGTGTCAGCTTTTTACTTTTGATTTGCAAAAACTCATTTTTGCGGTGATCACAAAATTCTTTAAGTTGAAGTTCATACGCCTTAACTCGTTCCAATAGCGGTTTAAGACGTTGTTTGGTTGCTTCCTTGAGCTTGTCGACCTGTTCATTACAAGCAGCTTCTTCAAGTGCGATGTCACGGTTGATATCAGCCATTTGTGCCAATGTTTGATCAACTGCTTCCCAACTTTGAAGTTGTGGTTCTTTGAGTGATTTACGTGCCATTAGTTTGTTTGCTCCTGTGTTTCAGCTGCTTTTAAGCGTTGGTAGCACTGTTCTAAAGTTTCATCTGGTTGCTTGTGTTTAACGACATGCGCCATAAGTTGTTCTTTTGGAGTATTCTTCAGCCCACGTTCTGGCTGCTTCTCATTCATTTGGGTGAAGCCCATCATTTCTTTAAAATTGATGTTTGGACGTTCATGTTTTTGACGTTCATGTTCAGCTTGCTCAGCTGCACGTTCAGCTTCAGTTTTAGCTTGTGGTGCAGCAGCTCGACGCTCTGTTGGTACTGGCGCATTTTCTGGTTTGAATGAACTGATCACTTCATATAGATAGCCGTGGTTTTTCAGAGGCAACTGCAACTTGCCTTGGTCACGACGCTCAATCATTGTGTTGATTGCCCAGATCCATGCTGCTTTAGGAGCTGGGTAACTGTGGTGACCACGTTTGATTTGCTGTGCATTAATATCCGCAGCAATTTCGCCAAGTAACTTAGCCGTACGTTCAAAAGTAAGCTCACGATTTTGAGAGCGAAACATTCCCAAATACTTGACCAGTGGCGTAGCTAAATCACCAACCAGATTTAGTGAAGCTACAAACGCTTTGCTGGCTTCACCATGCCCTAATAGGGCATCTAGGCTGTTTGTTGCTCCGCAAGCTGGGCATCTAGTTTTCATTTAGTGACTCCCAGCAAGTCGCAACAATGCGTTGTGGATTGCCTTGATAATTAGGCAAGCACAGTCTTCACCAGAGTCACCTTGTAAGGCTTCTTGGTACAGTTCAAAGAATTCTGGATCATCAGAAAGTTTCTGAAGCTGCTCCCAAGTAAGTTCGTTGGGAATAACTGCATGTTTGTTATCAACTAACTTATTCAAGTCTTTGTTGAAGTGCTGGCGTTTCTGTTTGATGTTCATAGACCACCTCGGAAATGCTTGGATTTGCTTTCAACTGCTGTTTGACAGTCTATGCAAAGCTTTACATTGCCCAGAGCGCGACGACGCTCTGGAATTTCTGCACCACAGTCTTCACATTCATAGTTACTGACTTGGTCAAAGTGTTTAATGTTGGCAAGTGCATGGTCTAAATCCTGTTCAGACAAAGTGCTTGCAACGTCTGCAAAATCAGCCATTGCAACCTCCTAGCACAGCCACTACAGCGACTGCAAAAAACCAAACTGCAAAGTTCACAATCAGTAAATTTCTTAAATTAAATTTCATGACTTAAACCCCCATCACGATGTCGCGTGTGATAACGTCCTCGCCGATTTCTGCTGCGAGGTTCATAGAACTGGTAATTAAGTTGCCAATGGCAAGTGGATATAAAAGTGAGCGTGTGGTTTTGCCAGCGCTGTTGATTTGAGTTAGACGGTCAACAACTGCTTGAATGCCTTCTTCAGTGATGATCGACTCCAGTTTTTTATCGACGCTTTTAACTCGGTGTTGTAAGTACTCAACTAATGAAGTATTTGTTAAAGGTTCCAGTGTCACACTCTCACAACGCTGTACAACTTCACGTACCGCTGGGTTGCGCTCACTTAATTTGTTTGCAAGTTCTGGCTGACCGATTAAGACGATCCCAATTAGTTTTTTGTAGCCGTCCTCTAATTCAAAGAAACGCTTTAACTGTTTAAGAGTAGCGATTGGCAAGCTGTGAGCTTCTTCAATCACTAATAAATGGCTATAACCGGCTTCACTTGAATTTTTTAAAATCATATGTACTTGGCGGAAACGAGCCTCGGCAGACATGCGTGGTTTCTCTTGACCAGCACTAACCGTATTAATAATTGCTTCAGCAATATGGCTTGATTTAAGTGTCTTACCTTGAATGTCATTATCTTCAGTCGCAATGACATATGGTTCGATAATCAAAATTGGTAATTTTTCACGACGAATACGATCTAAAAGGTCGCGTCGTAAAGTCGATTTACCTGAACCTGACTCACCTGAGATTGCTATGAATCCGCCATGTTTAGCTGTCTGATATAAGGCTTGACGCACATAGTTGATGTCGCTATTCAAGAATAGTTCTTCAACTGCACGAACTTCATTTGTGAAAGGGTTGTCAAACAAGCCAAAATGTTTTTTAGCTTGTTGAGTCAACGACTGTTTTGCGAGCAACATGGCTTGTTCGTCCTCATTTAAAAGTTCATTAATTTGTTTGTTTCCGTGTCGTGCTACTAATGCGCGATACACATGGTCTAGTTCTCTTTCACTAGCTGCCTCTGAGCCAAGTCTTTCAAGAAGTGTTTTTTGTGGTGGTGCATCAAACATTTCGTTAAATGCATCATCGATTTCTGACTCGCTAATCTTTGCGTTGACCAAGAACTCTCTAAAACGGGCTTTCACAAAATCAGTATTCTTCTTCGGCCATCTAAGGCAGTTGATGATGATGTTGATCGATGACGGGCTTAGCTGTACGTATCGAGCTAAATCAGCTTGTATAATTCCGTTGTCTAAAATGAGGTCCTTGAGTTTTGTCGAGCAGTCTTTTTGTTTCATGGTTGCTCCTTAACCAACAACACGAAGTTGTGGCCGTTGTAGTGGAAGTTCTTGTTCAGCCTTTATTGCTTCAGCAATTTCACGTACTGCATCGGCAGGGACTAAACCATCTGGATAAGATTTTTTGAGGGCCTTGTAGTGATCCGTGGTCCACAGATCACCAATTAAGCCTCGGATTTCTTTTGCAGCTTCTACTGTTGAAATAGGTGCAGATTCACGACGTTGTATTGGTGTAGTGACTTGCTCACCAGCTCGTTTGATGTAAGTCGGAACTTCAACCGCTGCAACGTCTGCCATAGCATTGAGCTGACCGTCATAGGCTGGTTTCTTCTTGGCAATTGCTTTATCAACTTGCTCAAGAGTTTCAGCGTCATAAGCTTTTTTAAGTATGCGTTTGCGGTTTTCATCAATTTTGCTTTGAGGCATTGCCTTAATTTCTTCACCGATGATTGCTGCATCATTTCCAAAGCCAACCCAATCAACTTGCATCGGTTCGCATGTGAAAATGACCTCATTGCCGTGTTGATCTTTAGTCAATACATCGATGCATGGCGCACGGTATGGATTCACTACAATCTGCAACTTAGCTTTCGGATAAACCCCATCAACATGACGAACGTCATAGTCTTGTGAGCCATAGCCTTGAATGGCATGACTAACCGTAAGATTGGCTTTAACTGTTTTTTCAACTGGTACTGTGCTGATAAGTTCACGGCACAATTCCATTGTTGGAGCAATGCGTAATTGTTCAGGCTTAATGGTTTGCCAAACAGCATTACGGCTGCGCTTAGTACGGCTATGAATTTTTGTTTCATTCCAATACATGCGCCATGCAGTAGCTTGGGCATTTAACTCTTGGATATTGTTGATCTGCATGAAACGCAGGCGGCCTTCAAACTGTGTTTCAACAATATTTTGAGCGTTTTCAACTTGGCCTTTTGCTTGTGAATTACCAGTTGCATGGGGTATAAAAGTTACATCTAGGCGCTCAAGTAAATTTCTGAATAAGCCACTGGTGTTTGCACAGCCTTTGTCTGTGTAAAGGATGTTTGGAACACCATGCATCGGCTCTTGAGCAGAACGCTTTTGAATTGCATTTAAGAAAATCTCAATTAAGTTTTCAGAGCTTTCACTGCCATAGACATACTCAACATAAATTGAGCCTGAATAGTGGTCAGTCATGACATAGCGAATCACACGGTCATTTTCGATTTTCTTTACATTGGCAGGTTTGTTCTTGTAGAACTTCTTCTCATCCATCACTTGCATACCGCCTTTAGGCAGGTAAAACAAAACACAGACAGAGGCATCAACTTGCCAAACGTGGTTCGGATGTAGCGATTTCTGCTGTGTATGTGCCGACGGTGTAGCCAGTTGTTTTGGGTGGCACATGTTTTGTTTCATGACACGCGCAACTGTTGCTGCTGACACTTTTGGTGCTTTACCGTCAGCGATAAGCATTTCCAGCGCTGTAGTCATCGGCAATGTCTTTTTACCATTGGCACGTGTTGCTACGTGCACCATACCGCCGACCATTTCAGCAACTTCTGTTGGTACAACTGTTTTACCTTTATCCGAGCGCTGTTTACGTTCAGATTTAAAACCTACTTTTTCAAGTTCACGGTAAAGTTGTGGCTTGCTAAGACTTAAAAAGTCGCATGCAGTTTTAACAATCGCAGCTTTCCCACCAAACTCGGCAGCAGCAAGTTTGGCTGCAATTTCGCGCAAGTAATCTTGTTTTGCTAAGTTTGGATTTGTCATGATTACTGCTCCACGTTTGTTGCATCAAATGCAGCAGCGTCTTGATCCGCAGGTAACCATGCTGGGTTTACCATCGTTTCAAAATCAATTTGGATTCCAAATTCAACACTAGTTTGGGCAATCTGTTGAAATGCGCTGATAACGAGGGCTTCTAGTTGCTCTTGGATGTTGTAAAGGCCATGCTCATTGATGGTGTCTAAAACAGAGTTGATAGTGTTCTTGAAGCGCACTGTGTCGTTGTGCATTGTTAAACATGCGCTGGTGGCTTCTTCTAAAGCCTTTGCAGCAATGAGTTGCTCTTCAGATTCAGCACGCTTTTTGATTTGAACTGGACTCTGAAGCTTGGTGAGCTTTGCGTCTAATTCATTAATCTTTAGGTCTTTCTTTTGAAGAAGTAAGTCAGCAGCTTCCTTATCAGCTTTAATTTTGCGAAGTTCGTCTTTTAATTCGCGTGCCGACATGGTTTCAATGCTATCTAATGAAAGCTCTCCAATGCTTCCACCTTGTTCGATGACTTGTATTTCATCGTCATCCAATGTTACAAGCTCAAGCAATTTTGTTTGATTTCCAGCTTTCTGCAAAAGCGAACTCGAATTCGTTTTTGAGAATTTCAATACTGCTGACATGAATTTTTGTGCCATACGTGGGGTGAAATTCAACATCTCAACACGCTTATTAAATTCACCATGAGGGGTGATTTCTTTTAAAATTAATAAGCGTTTGCCAAGCTCCATAACAGCTTCAACAGTACGTTGTTGGAAAAAGCGAATTTCATCTTCCAATGCACCTACAGTTAAGGCTCCTTCATAACCAAGTTGCGTTGCTAAACCTGCAACAGCCTTTGTATGATTTTGAATTTCAACTTCAGTAACTACTTCATTACTCATAACGAACCCTTATTAAAACTGTGTTTGTAGACGTTGCTTGTATTCATCAATACGAGCTTGCATGCGGTCACATTCTTCTTTGCATGAAGCGCCGAAACGAATTGCCATCATGCTTGGTGCATAGTTGCCGTTATCGCGTTTTTCAGCCCAGCCGTTTGCTTCCAGCGTTTGTAGTGCACGTGTGATAAATGTTGGTGACTCATTTAGGCTTTCAGAAAGTTGTTTATTGCTAACGCCAGTAATGTAGTGACCACGTAGAGCGAATAAGACTGATAAAACTTTTCCTGCCGATTTATTTGTTGAACTCATGCCCATCTCCTTGAGTAAACTTGATTGACATTAGTTGCTGTTTAAGAACTTCATTGTCTTGTTCAGCGAAGAACCATTGGACATATCCGAAGGTCGCTACAAAGACGATTAGGTAACGAAATGCAATACTTCCTAATTGTTTTTGTCTCATCTCTTTCCCCGTGTGCAAAAATGTGCGAATATGTGCGAAGTAACTAAACAGTGACTTTTTGTTTAGGCTCTGGTTTTAGTCCGAGCGCAACGGCAATCTTGTGGGCACGTCCAAAGTTTCCTTTAGATTGACCGTTGAGTACTTTGTAAACTTCTTGTGGGGTGAAACCTTTACTTTCAGCCCATGATGAAACAGGAATACCTTGTTCAATAAATTCCTGTTTAACTTCTTCGGGAGTTTTTAGGTGCATATTTAGTTTCCTCTGTGTGTCTAAAGTTGCATTAAGTAGAACTTATAGCACCACATTAGTAACTATTTAGTTACTTGTCAATATTATTGGAGTGTTTTTTGTGACTATTGGAGCAAGACTTAAAGAAGAGCGTGAGCGACTGGGTTATACGCAACCAGTTTTTGCTGAATTAGCAGGCACTACCAAGAAAAGTCAGATCGATTACGAGAAGGATTTGACACAACCAAAAGCGGGATATTTAGCTGCAATTGCCGAAGTTGGAGCAGATATTGGTTACATAGTAACGGGTAATAAATCACCACAGTTACAAAATAGTGACTTTGCTTATGAGTTTGACTTAGTCAATGTTTATGATGTTTCGGTGTCTGCTGGTGATGGTGCAGTTTGTTTGGGTGAAACAGAACCTACTAGCCGTTTGGCATTTAGAAAAGACTGGCTCGCAAGACATGGGCTTTATGCTAAGGACTTAGTCATCGTTTATGCCAAGGGCGATTCAATGGAGCCAACTATTCATGATAAGGAGCCTTTATTAATCAATACGATTGATAAAGAATTAACTGATGGTTTTATTTATGTTGTAAGAAATCACGAAAATTTCTGGGTTAAACGTGTTCAACGTCAATTTAATGAATTGTTATTGTTGTCAGATAATGAAAAATATTTACCCATGAAACTTGATTTAAATGAATCGACAGATGTTGAAATTATTGGTAGATGGATACCACCTAGTCGCGGGACTTTTTATTAATGAAAAAATTTATTTTAGTTGTTGGGCTACTTGTATTAACTGGATGTTCTAAAGAAAAAGTTGCTGAGCAAGGTGAAATTCAAGCAGCTTCAGAAGCACAAGTATCTCAAAATAAATGGCAATACCACCATGAGAAAAATCCAATTGATGATAGTTTTACGGTGCTAGCTTATGTCGAATCTGATGAACCATTAAAACTAGATGGAATTCAAACTAGACCAAGCTTAGTTCTGCGTTGTCAAGAAAATAAATTTGATGTTTATTTTGCATTAAAGAATAGTGTTGATTCTGTTGGGAGAGATTATAAATCTTCAAATATCACTTTGCGTTTTGATGCTGAAAAAGCAGTCGACTATTCAATGCGTAGAGGCGATGATTTACAAACACTATTCTTTAGTAATCCTATTGAAATGATTGATCCTTTGTTGAAGCATGATAAATTAGCTCTAAAATTTACTACTACAAATAAAAATGTTGCGTTTGTTTCTTTTGATATTCGTGGGCTTCAATATGTGATTTCGCCATTAGAAAATGCTTGTAAGTTAAAATAATAAAAACTGAGCGGAAGCATTTCCGCCTGATAAAAAAATAGTTCAGATTGCAACATAGCCTCATCATTTGATGAGGTTTTTTTATGTCTATCACTTTTGATGAAGTGTTTGAACGGACTATTGGTCATGAAGGTGGCTATGTAAATAATCCTAAAGACCCTGGTGGGGAAACCAATTGGGGTATCACAATAAAAACAGCGCGAGAAAATGGGTATATCGGTTCCATGCGCTATATGAAGCGTGATCAAGCAAAAGAGATTTACCGTAAAGCATATTGGGAGCACGCGAAATGCGCACAATACAATTCTGCAATTGGTTTTCAAATGTTTGATGCTGCTGTTAATCATGGCATTGGTAATGCGATTCGTATGCTACAACGTGCAGTTGGCGTAGCTGATGATGGTGTAGTTGGAGACATTACTTTAGGAGCAATTAATAAAAAATCGCTCGATGATGTCTTAGTTTTGTTCAATGCTGAGCGCCTAGAGTTTTATGCAAAACTAAAAACATTCTCAGAATTTGGTCGTGGTTGGACTCGTAGAGTTGCCAGTAACCTACGTTATGCAGCTGGAGATACGCCATGAATAAAAAATATAGTGTTTCTCCTCAAGAGCTTTCTCGTCGTTTACGACAACAAAAGAAAGAACTTTTAGCGAACAATCCTAAGAAAATTATTGAACCTCAATATATTCAAGGTGTTCATGGCTCTACCATGCAATTTGGAGTCTTGGTACACAATTGGCGTACAGGTTGGAAATGGTTTAGTAACGTTGCCTTTGCTGGCATTGTGGCGGTTCAAACTTTGGTGGTGTTTCAAAAAGTATGCTGAAACAAAGCAGGTTGAATTTTGATAAAATAGAGAAATGCGAATAACTCTAGAAATCAAATGTCCAACCTGCCTCAGTGACAGTATAAAGAAAAATGGCATCAAAGTAGATGGGAAACAAAACTATCAGTGCAAAGACTGTAAACGTCAGTTTATTGGTGACCATGCTCTGAGCTATCTAGGATGTAATTCAGGCATTACTCGAAAAATATTACAGTTGATGGTCAGAGGT